CTAGGCTTTCCCGATATCCGCCTTCAGTCCTTTGCGCAGAAACAGGATGGCCAGGGCTTCAAGCACCAGGCTCCCCGCGGCCCCACTGTCCAGGGCCGGCAGGTCGACGCCCAGCATCTGGGCAAGGCCCGCCAGCAGCATGAAGCCAGCCACGATATAGGTTTTATAGCCAGACAGAATATCCACGGTCGTTTCTCCAGGGTTGGAATGATTGGCAATGGGGGCAGCCGCCAGCGCGGCTGCACGCACGGTCTGAACCCGGCTGGTCCAGCCCCGTCCGAAAAGCGGAAAGTGTGACAGTGCTTTGAGGAAACCGAGCCTCTGATCGCAGAGTGCGTTGATTGTCTGTGCCGCGCCCGACCGGGCCGCGGCGCCCAGCGTGACCGGTCCGACCAGGCCATCTGTGGCCACGCCCAAAACCTTCTGCAGGCTTCGGATCGCCCGGCCCGGACCTGAGTTGACCGCATAATCGAACACGGCGAGATCGACGCCGGGTGGCATTGCCCCTGCCCGGCACAAATCCCAGTAGCCAGCGCGGTAAATCCGCGCGGCCTCGTTCCGGTCGAGCGCCTGCACTGCCGTCTTGGGGAGGTTCCACCACGGCGAAACCCCACGCCAGCGCGCCAGGGTCTTGCGTGTAATGCCCATATTGGTGGCACCGCCCGGATCGGCAGGATGATCGACATAGCCGCCCTCATGCCGCAGGACTTCTGACAGGCAGACGTCGAAGCGCGTATCAGTCATGGAAAGCTCCCGTCGCCGCATGGCCAACGCCAAGTGCCGCACTCACCTGTTGCACCGTGTAGGTAAAATCGCTCGCCGGACCGCCGAAGTCGGCCGTCTGATCGGCCAGCGCGTAGGCCCCGAAAGATTGCGTCGTGCTGAATGTGCGAATAGGAGCGCCACCACTCAGAATCGTCACCTGCCAACATTCCGGCACATACTCGACTGCCGGTTCTGCCACGCCCCAGCCATCACCATCTGCACGGCTGCGGCGCATCCATTGCAGCCCGATGTTCCCGTCGTCCGATCTCTGACTATGAAGATGGACCGGCGCCAACGGCAGCGCCGGACCGGACCCGGGTGCAATCGGAACAATCTGTCCGCTGCCGCCTCCAGCCATGCTCGCGCGCAGGTTCCGGACCTCCCCAAGCCAATCTGTCTCCACGGGCAAAGCCGCAACAGAGGGATCGAGCACCATCACCCGCCGACCCGCCGCTGCTGGTCCGATCGCACTGCCGGATCCTTCAAGGCCTCGCAGCAGCCGGGTCAGCCGATACTGGCCGGGCGCCAGCAATTCTGCGTGCGCGAAGCCGATCACCTCCCAGCCGCCGGTATCTGTCTCCACCAGAATCCGGTTGGTCCCCGCCAGGGCAGCCAAGGGGTCAGTGTCGACGAGATGCCCGGACGTCAGGGCAATGTCGAGAATGGCTCCGCGGTCCCATCTGGCTTCAGGCCCGGCCGGCAAGGCTGCAAGCAGCTCGCCAATGACCGCCGGGCGGACGAGCCTGGCCAACAATGTCCCTGTGACTTCGTCCGTGACATCCACATGCCCTGCCCAAGGGGCAGCATAGGCACCCAGTATCAATCGGCTGCGCAGCGGATCGGCTGGCAGGGGCGGCAAATGTGCCAGTACAACCAGGGGCGCCACCACGGGTACCGAACGGGTCGTGCTGCCCCGCGGCCGGTCGATGCCATGCGCGAGGGCATCACCACGCCGAACGGCGCTGGCGACCACTTGGCGCACCGCGCCATCTCGAATTTCGCTGATCTCGAATGGCCCCTCTATGAGGCCGCCTACCGTGACGTGGTCTCCAGGTTCGAGGCCGACCAGTTGCGGCGGCACCGCAAACTCGATCTGGTCACCGCCGGCTGCCAACCGATCCAGCATGCGTTCTGCTGCCAGCCGCGCCGCGCTGCCATCAAGGACCATTGGCCGACTTTCGGCAATCAGCGGTCCCTTGCCGGGCCGTATCGCCGCTGATGTAGCGTTCAGATAGTCCCGCTCACGATCGAAGTGCCCGAGCGTCAGCCGCCCGGGCTTTTCCGCGCTGTCGCCGCGGTTTCGGGTCAGCACGGGTTGGTCGATCCGGGCTAGTCGGGAACTTTCGAGGCCCAGTGTAGCGCTCGTGCTCCCGGCAATTCCGATCAGCACTTCGTCGCGTGCTGCCAACTTTTGGCCCGTCATTTGCAGGACCGGTTCGAGCGCCTCCCGCGCGGTCCCCGCACCCGACACGGTCATCCCGCCGATCATCGGGGCCGAAGGCGCGGCCAGGACGGTGCATTCGTACTCTGAAGCAATGACCCGGGCCACCTCATCACTGGCTAACCCGCCCAACCGACCGGTCAGCCAATGTCCGGTCGCATGATTTGCTCCATCGGCCCAGACTTCGGTGAACGCCGGAAAGGCGGGATAGGGTCTGGCATCCCAAGTCCAGCAGTAGAGCCGGGTCGGATCGACCATGCCAGCCGGATTGTTGACCGGGTCGCTCCAATACTGGTGATGTGCCCGCAGCACCTGGCGCTGGATCAGGCTATCCGGCATACCGCCAGAGAAATAGGGCCGACCGTCTTCCGCGCTCTTGCTGTCGCCAAAAACGTTGGGCTGGTTGGCCCCCTTGTCGACGGCGCCACAGCCGATTTCCGTTAGCCAAAATGGCTTTGAACCAGGCACCCAGGCCGTAGGATTGGCGCTCCGCACGCCATTTGGCCGGTCATGATGCTGCTGGCTCCAGAACGACAGAATGTCCTTGTAGCGCCAGATCCAGGGCTCTCCATAGGCCCCGTCGGTGATCGGTGTCCGGCTTTGCGCGCGGCGGTCTGCATCACCGGCATAATACCAGTCATAGCCTTCACCGGCGGCAAGGTTTCCAGCCAGATAGTCCAGTTCATATCCGGTGCGAGCCAAAGCCAGATCGGCATGCCCGTCGCCGTCACGCCAGTCGGCCAGCGGCATGTAGCAGTCTATGCCGACCGCATCGATATTGGAGGATGCCCAGAGCGGATCGAGGTGAAAGAACTTGGCCCCATTTTTCTGGCAGCCGGAATATTCGCTCCAGTCGGCGGCATAGGTAAGCTTCGTCCCAGCTCCGACAATAGCGCGCACATCGGCCGCCAACGCCACCAGTGCATCAACGAATGGAAAGCTGTTTGCAGGGCCCCGCACGCTGGAAAGCCCGACCATTTCCGAGCCGATGAGCATGGCATCCACGCCACCCGCCTCTTCGGCAAGTTGGGCATAGTGCAGCACCATGGCTCGATATCCCTGGACGAAGGCCGCCACCTGTGCCGCGGCGGTCGCGCTGCCTTCGGGCGAGCCGGGCTGACCCTGGGCCGGCGCACAAGTGATCCGCCCGCGCCAGGGATAGGGAGCCTGTTCTGCCTCGCCATAGGGGTCGGGCAGGCCATTCCCCTCCGGGATGTCCATCAGGACAAACGGATAAAGCGTTACCTTGAGTCCGCGCGCCTTGAGGTTCGCGATCGCCGCCAGGACCGAGCTATCCGAGGGTGTGCCGCCATAGGCGGGACCTCCGGCGTGGTTCGATACCACCCTGGCAGTCTCACGCGCGATGCCCGCGACGCTCCAACTGGCCCCTTCGATTGTCCGCGCCGTCCCCTCGACACGCGGCTCCACGCTGCAATTTCCGCACCGCAGATCGTCGCCAAACCAGCTTACGACCAGCGCCACGTGCTCAAGATTGGGGCAAAGCGCCTGGAGTTCGTCGAGCGACCAGTTCCAATTGCTTGTACCCGGGATGAAATGGGCATTCTCGCTCGTGCCCGCCCCCGGTCCCAGCACCCTCACCCGCGGTTCGGGGTCGTAGCCGAATTCGCTCGCCCCCGGGATGATCGTCATGGCGCGGATCGCCGGCTCCAGATCGCCAACGACACGGCAGAGTTCTGCGGACAATTGCGGAATGCGGTTGCCGAAGCGGCCGAGTGGCAGGTTCTCGACCACCAGATAGCAAAGCCCCCGATAGGCAGGCGTATTGCCAGGGCCCTGGGTGGCCTCGATCAGGCTGTCCGGGGCCTGGTCTTCATCACCATGATAAAAACGCAGATTGAGCCCACGCGTATCAAGCAGTTGCCCATCCGCCCAGATCCGGCCAAGCCGGGCCACCCGCCCCTCACAGAAGGCAATGGCGAAGCTTGCCAGGATCTCTTCGGTCTCCTCGGGCGCGGGAGAAAGCCCTTTGGCGCCCGCTGTCTCGCTGACATGGCGCACGAGTTCACGCGCCCAGATGATGTTGCCCGCCAGACGGCCCCAACCGTAGAGCCGTGGAATGCCCAGCCCCTCGCTCGATGCGCCCAGCCGCACGTCAAACAGGGGGGCATCGGTCTTTTGCGGCGTCTGACCGAACAGCCAGCCATCGACGGCGCTACCTGCCAGCGCGCCCAGCGCGCGTCCGACCGTGGCGCCGAAGGGGCCGCCCAGCAGCCCGCCAGCAAACTGCCCGGCAACTGAAAGTGCCAGAGTGGCCATACTTGCGATCCTTTGAAAGTGTTGGGACGCCGGTGCGCGCTAGCTTGGAAACCGGTACCGCCCGCTGACCCGTCGATCCCAGGCCGCGGTCAAATTGGCCTCGACCACACCCAGATGCTCCTGGGCATGGATGAACCGATCGGTGGATACGAGGATGCCGCAATGGCGCGGCTCGGCCGCTCCACCCAGGCGAAAAAGCACGACTTCGCCCGCCTGCAACGGTCCGTGCGCTTCAACAAGAAACCGCTCCGCGGCCAGGCGCAAGGCGGGGTCACGTTCCCGCCCGCGCCAGTCCAGGCGATAGGGCGGCACCGCTGTGGGCTCCTTGCCATAGAGCGTCCGCCACACCCCGCGCAATAGACCGAGGCAATCGCATCCGGCGTTCAGCGTCGAGGCCTGGTGCCGATATGGCGTGCCAAGCCACATCCGGGCCGCAGTCACGACTTCCCCCGACCTCATGGCACCACCGGCCTTCCATCCATGGCGTAGCCGGCGCGCGGGTGGCGCAGTACATAGTCGCTGCCCGGAATATGCGGAAAGCCGCGGAAATTGGAGGCGTTGTCGAATTTGGCCTTGCAGGTTGCGAACCGCCGATCGCATCCCACGGTAATGGTCAGTGCATCCCCCGCGGCGCACCATGCCCCGACCCGGTCTGCAAACCCGATCGTGTCCCCCTCGGCATCGCGCCGATGGGTCAGTACAGCGTCTCGCAAACCAATGCGCTTGCCGTTGCTCCAATGCGCCGTGCCAAGGGCGAACCAGTTTTCCTCAAAGCCCCCAAGACCGCTTACCCGGATCTGGAAGTCATCGACCACTTCGACAACAACCGATTGGGCCTTGTGTCCTGCTGACTCAAGATCAACGCCACACCGTGCGTCACCGACACTGGCGTCGCACAGGCCCTGGAAGAGCCGCCCACGTGTGATGTTCAGCGCCTGTTGCGGCGACCTCAGCTCGGCACGGAACAAGCCATCCTCGCGCACAATTTCGCCGATCGTGTCGATCCTGAGCCTGAGACACTGGCTCGGCTCTACCCAGTTCACCAGCCAGGTCTCGACCTTGGCGCCGTCATAGCGCCCGAGCAGAATATCGTCCTCGGAAATGGCCACGCTGTCGAGCACGCCAAGCACCTCGCCAGTCTCCACCTGCTGGCCGAGCCGGGATGGCACCTCGCCGCCGTCAAGACCATGGGACGGGTTGCATTGCGTCTGCTCTACCAGGAGCGGCCGGTCATGATCGGTGAAACCGAGCACTACTCCATCGGTGCGCAAGACACGCCAGCACTTTGCCGTCGTCGTTTCGCCCTGCTCCAGATGCGCGGCCAATGCTGCCGGAATGTTCCTCATGGCAGGATCTCCGTCAGCGGAATGTTTGGCACCTCGGCCCCGTCGAAGCCGTTGAGTTCGACGTCCAGCCGGTCGGTGTCAAACCGGACCGGCACATCGAACTGAAACCCTGCCGTTATGCTTGCGCCAAGTGCCGGCGCGCTGGAAAAGCCCACCGCACCGCTTGTCACATCGACACTCCAGCCGCTGGCCAATTCCACGCCATCAACGGCAATGCGAACGGAGCCCGCCACCGGCTTGGCAATCGGCCGCAGATAGGGATCGAACGCCGCCCCATAGCGCTTGATGAGCTGAAACTGGGTCTGTGCACCGTCACCGGTGCCTATGACCTGGTCTGTTGGCAGCGGCACCGCGCTGCCGGAGGAATGATCCAACCCGTCGCGCCACAAAAACCCATGCAGCCGCCCGCGCCGCTCTTCGAAGAAGGCCAGCACCGCCTGCATGTCGGCGCGCGATTTGACGCCATAGCCTGCATTGTATCGACGGCGTGAATGCGCCCAGCGTCCATTGCGCGTCTCGCCCCCGCCAGCCAGCGTCACGACATCGGTCCTGCGCTCCGGCCCACCTCGCGCGCCCAGCGCAATGTCGAGCGGAAAGCGAATGTGGTGAAATGTCATCGTTTTTGATCTCTCGTTGTGGCACCACAGCGCGCAAAGCTTCAGGTCAGGCCCAGTCGAAGGAGGCGGGTTTCGAGGAGTGATGAGCACCTCGGCAAGTGGCCAGTGACCCTTTGCCAGCGAAGAACGCCCGCAGAGCTACGCTCGCAGGACTGTGGCGCAGCGTACGTTTGGGTACGTGAGCACCGGAAGCGCCGAAACCTGCGTCTTGCTGGCCGGCATCACCTGAAGATCAAGCGCTGCGCGTCCCCCGCCGCACCGCCCGCAACAGCATCGCGCTCACCTCGGCCTCGCTCGTTGCGAAGCTGCGGGCATCGCTGGCCGTCACATTGAAGGTCACATTGATCGCGCCGCCGCCCCCGGCCACACCAAGCCGGCCATCCGGGCCGCGCTGCAGCGGCATGATCGCCTCCGGCCCGGCCTCGCCGGCCAGCCCTAGTCCGCGTCCCAGCGGGAAATAGCTCGGGCTCGCGATCACCCCTCCCTTGGCAAAGGGCGTCACGGCGGGATTTGTGGCCGCAAAGATGTTCTCCACCAGCCCACCAACCAGCGTGCCCAACGGCTTGAAGGCTGCCTTGAGCGCGATATCGGCAAAGGCCCCGGCGATATCCCTCAGGACCGACTGAAATGACTTGCCATCCATCACCGCGCCGCGAAACGCTCGGCTGACCGAGCTCGCCACGCCTTCAGCCAGGTCGCTTATGCGCCCCAGCTCGACCTGCACGTCGCTCAGCTCACCGCGCAGATCCTCGCCAAACAGGTCACCGGGCATCGGGATAACGCTCCATCAGGTTCTGCAGATCACGGCGTCCGAGCGGACCGCTGCGCTCGCCCATCACCGCGCCCCAGGCCGATGCCAGTTCTCGCGGCGTCATCGCCCAGAAATCGCGTGGCGGCAGGCGCAGCACACCCAGGCCGAACTGCATGGCCTCTCTCCACGGAAACGGCATCATTCGGCCTCTCCAAAAGTCGCCTTGAGCAGGCGGACCGCGATGTCCGCGGCCCCGCGCAGCCCGCCCTCGACGCTCATCCGCGCCAGGTCGTCGTCGCTGATCGCGTTGCCGCCGCCGCGGAGCCCGGCGCCCAGGATCGCCGTCAGATCCCGTGCCGATACCCGGCCTTCCCCGAACCGCTCAGCCAAGCCGGAGAGATCCCCGGCTCCCAGTCGCGCCTCCAGTTCTGCAAGCGCGCCAAGCGTCAGGCAAAGCACCCGCGTCTCGCCGCCGATCTCGGCTGCGATTTCACCACGATGAACGTTGGTCATTTTGGGGTCCTCAGGCTGCCACGAACGTCACTTCGCCCGCGCTTTCCAGCGCCAGGTCGAAGGTCACTTCCCCGGCATGATCTGCCGAAAACTCCAGCGCCACGATCTGGAACGGTCCTTCCACCGTGCCGAAACTGGGCAGGATCAGCTGCCAGTTGCGGATCGTCCCGGCAAAGAACAGACTGCGGATGGTCGCGTCCGAACTCTGGTCCTTAAACACGCCCGAGCCTGAAACCGAAGCCCGCTTCACGCCGCCCCCGGCCAGCAGCTCGCGCCAGCGACCGGCGCTTTCCTGGTCCGTTGTATCGACGCTGGCCGCATTGAAATTGAGGCTACGGGTCCTCAAACCCGCCACCGTCAGAAAACTCCCAGACCCCGTCTGGTCGAGTTTGAGAAGCATGTCCTTGCCACTCTGGGCTGCCATTTTTGTCCCCTTGCTTGGTAGATCACCCCACCATCATTCCCTCCCCATCGAGGGGAGGGAGGCGCAGGATTGAGGCGTCGGTGTTCATCGTCTCCCTCCCCTTGTGGGGAGGGTAGTGGAGCTGGCCCCGCAGGGGCTTAGCGAAACTAGGGTGGGGGTAGTGGCGCTCGTTTTCGGCCTATTCGCTATGAAACCGCAGCATCACCGCCGCCCTTGCCTGGCCGGTCGCCGTATCGATCGCCGTTTCCGTCCGCATGTGTTCGCCATGCGTGACCAGCAACCCCGCCGGCACCAGCCCCGCCAGCGCCACCGCAACCACCCGCTCGGCGATATCGAGCGCCGCCTTGCGGCTGGGCTGGTCGCTCCAGCAATGCAGCAGCACCCGGTGTTCCTGCCCCGGCGTCGTATCGCCATCGCGCTGCCTTATGTCGTGCCGATCGATCACCACATAGGGAGCTGGGCGATCGCGCGGCGGCGCGTCGAATACGCCCCCTGCCCCGACCAGCGCGGTCAGCGCCGCGTCGGACTCCAGCGCCGTCACAAACGCCGCCTGCAAAGCTGCAATCGGATGCATCACCTACCCCGTAAAACTGGTTTCGCTGCAGGCGCAACTGAGATAGGCCCGGCGCCCGTTGAGGTCGGCGGTACTGACCACATCCAGGTTGCGCCCGCGATAGACGATGCGGTCCCCCGGCGACACATCGCTACGGAAGCGCAGCACCACGCTATGCGAGATGGCCACCGTTCGCCCGTCGGCATTGGTCCCTTGCCGCCCCGTCAAGCTACGTACCCGTGCCCAGAGATTGTTCACCGGCACGTAGATGCGCGCATGGCCCCCGCCGCCATCGTCCTGGCTCTCACGCCGCTTGAGTTGGACACGGTCTGTCAGTGCCCCGACCGGTGGAATCCGATCCCCGCTCACAGCCGCACCCGCCTGTAAGGCGCCACGGCCCGGTCGAAGCTGGATGGAACAATGGCCCCCGCACCAGCCACGATCACCGCGTCGCGATGTTCGAACCAATGCGCTACCAGGCCCAACAGCGCTTGCCGCAGATCGAGGGGCACATCTTCTGGTTCGACGCCGAAGCCGGCGACATAGTCGATTTCCAGCCCCTGGCGGGTCCGAAGTGCCGGCATACCGCCCACCACCGGTGGGAGGACCAACCGATCCGGCTCGGTCAGAAACTGCGCCAATGCAATCTCGTGGCTGCCGCCATCCTCATCAATGGCCGCAATGCCAGTCACCGACAACAGCGGCGAAACCGGCAGCTTGACCATGCCCCCTTCGGGCCAATCGTCGAGCACCACACGCCAGCTCTGCGCCAGCAGCGCTTTGCCGGTGACGCCCTCGACATGCAGCCGCGCTGCACCAATGAGGGTCGAGATCAGCCCGTCTTCAGACGTATCATCGACCTTGAGGAAAGCCTTGGCCTCGGCAAGCGAAACCGGCTCCTCGGCGGGCCCCGCCAGGAGATAGGAGGTCATGTTGGTTGTTCCTTGTTGGGAGTGTCGTAAGCCCCCCTCACCCGCCAGCTACGCCGTCGACCTCCCCCCAGAGGGAGAGGTGAGGGAGGGCGAGCCGCACAGCGGCACCTCTCCCTCTGGGGGAGAGGTCGGCCGAAGGCCGGGTGAGGGGGCCTTCCGGATACGCGCGGCGCGAAGTGAGGGCCGTCAGCCTGAGTCAGGTGGAGGGGAGGCCCGAGCACCAGAGCGGAGCGTACTATGAGTACGTGAACACCGGAGCACAGGCCCTCCCCTTCAGATGACCAGGATCACGGCTCTCACGACACGCCGAATTTCAGCAGTTTGATCGCGTCATAGTCCGCAATGCCGCCGCCAACCCTCTTCGTCGTGTAGAACAGCACATAGGGCTTGGAGCTGAACGGGTCGCGCAGCACCGAGACGCCCTGACGGTCGACGATCAGATAGCCGCGACGGAAATCGCCAAAGGCCAGCGAGAAGCTGTTGGCCGCGATATTGGGCATGTCCTCCGCCTCGACCAGCGGGAAGCCCATGAAGCTGGCGCGCCCCTCGGCCGCCGCTGCCGGCTGCCACAGATAGTTGCCATCGGCATCCTTGAGCTTGCGCAGCGCCCCTTGGGTCTTGCGGTTCATCACCCAGCTGGCGTTCTGCCGGTAGCCGGCCTTCAGCGCATAGACGAGGTCAATGAGGATATCGCTGGCATTGCTGGCCGGCAGCGCGCCGGAAACACCCGTCGCCAGGTAGCCCAGATTGCCCCAGCTCCAGCTCGTCTCGGCCACCTTGGTGGCATTGAGGAAGCCATTGGGCTTGTTGACCCCGTCACCATTGACGAACGCCGTGGTCTCCTGCGCCGCGAAAGCCGCGTTGACCTCGTCGGCGATCCACTGTCCCACATCCACCGCCGCATCGTCCAAGAAGGCACTGGTCGCAGCCGGCATGGCGTAGAGTTCGGTCGTGGGATAGCTCTGCTCCGCAAGCGTCTGGCTATTGGTGGTCGGCCGCGCCGCCGCCTCGCCCACCCAGCCGGTTGCCGGCCCCGTCACCGTGATCGGCCGCTTGTAAACCGATCCCGACACCTGCCGCACGCCGGCAATGGCGCGGATGGGCGAGATATGGGTCATCAGCCGCGTGATCTCGGTCTCGACCTCGGCCGGCACCACATAGCCGCCATCGGCATTGACGCCGATCTGCAGCGCCTTTTCCTCGCCATGCTTCACATAGGCCGAAAAGGCCGCCTTGTATTCGCCATCGGGCAGACTGCCACTCTTGCCTTCGAGAGCCGGACGCGCCCGCTCGGCGCTGAGGCGATCCATGGCCGCCTTGTGACCGTCGATCACGCGGTTGAGGCGTTCGAGCTTGCCCTCGAGCAGCCCATCGGCGCTGCCGCGCTTCTCGATCTCCTTCAGGCGTTGGTCATTGGTGACCTTGAATTCCTCGAATGCCGAGGAAAATTCGGCGAAGAGCGCGGCAATATCGCCCCCTGCGCCGGCCTTGGTTTCAAGGCCGTCGTCGATCCGATCCATGTCGGTGTCCTTCTATCGGTTACGGATAGTCTTCGTGGCGGCGGCAATGGCCGCGCCGGCCGTGAGGGGGGAGGCGATGCGCGCCTCCTCCATCATCGGAAAGGTGACGATCGAGACCTCGTAGAGGTCGATCTCATGCAAGAGGCGATTGCCGTCGCGGCGGCTCGCCTTGACCGTGCGAAAGCCGATAGACAGACCATCCAGCGCCCGGTTCTCGATAAGCCGTCGCAGCGCATCCGATCGCGGCACGCCCGGCACCAGCCGCCCGGTCACGAACAGCCCGTGGCTGTCCTCGGCCATGCTTTCCCAGGTGCCCACCGGCTCCTTGGGGTCGTGCTGGAACAGCAGCCTGATGCGCCCGCGCCTTTTGGCGAGGCTCTTGGCAAAGGCTCCCGGCAGCACGATATCGCCGCCGCTGTCGAGCCGGTTGAAGACGCTGGCATAGCCGGCAAACCGCCCCTCCGCATCAATCGGAATGGCACTCATCCGCGCTTCGTCCCACCCGAGCGCGGCCTGGGCGCGCTGCGCTGCTTGTCCGCCAGCGTGCCCGCCAAATTCCACGCAAATTGCCGGAACGTCTGCTGCGCCGCCTCGCGATTCTGTTTGTCTGCCATGGGCTTAGTCCTCCTTCCGGAAAAGCCGATTCAACTGTGCGATCTCCTGCACGAAGTCGTTGAAGTGTTGATTCACCCGCGCCATTTCCCGCAAGGACCACACGAGCAAGGCGCTCGAACCACTTGCCCAGAGGAAGAGAGCAAGATGGGCAAGGTCGCCCCGCTCGATGACGGTTTTGGTCAGCTCGTCCATCCGTTCAATCCCGATCCGTTCCCACGCCCACCAGCTCCCGCTTCTCCGCATCCGTCAGAAAATCCGCCGCCCCGACCCGCGCCCAGAGCGCGGCGCGGTCTTCCGCCAGCGCCTCGACGCCGTCGAAATCGGGCACGATCTCCGCGCCCTCGAAGGCCGGGCCGAGCCACTCGCTCAGCTCCTGACTCACCCGCACCACCAGCGGCACCAGGGTTTGCCGCCACAGCGCCCGGTTGGCTTCGGCAAGGTTCGCATAGGTGTTGTCGCCCGGAATGCCGAGCAGCATGGGCGGCACGCCGAAGGCCAGTGCGATGTCCCTGGCCGCCGCGTGCCTTGCCTCGATGAAGTCCATGTCGCGCGGGCTGAGGGCAATGGTTTTCCAGTCGAGCCCGCCATCGAGCACCATGGGCCGCCCGGCATTGGCCGCGCCGGCGAACTGGGCCTCCATTTCCTCCTTGAGGCGATTGAACTGCTCTTCGGTGAGGCTCCCCGCCCCCGCCGAATAGACCAGAGCCCCTGATGGACGCGCCGCATTGTCGAGCAGCGCCTTGTTCCACTGCGCAGAGGCATTGTGAATATCGAGGCTGGTTTGCGCCGCCTCCAAGGGCCCCATGCCATAGTGATCGTCCAGCGGATGAAACAGCGCCATATGCAGCACGCCGGGAACAGGCAGCGGCTCCTGCGAGATCCGTACCGCCCTGCCCCCGGCCTTGTAGTCATAGGCCACCGGCCAGCCATCGCGCCCGGCGACAACGCTCATCCGGTCCGGCCGCAGCACGAACAATGTCCGCACGGCGCCGTCGACGATCCCCGCCTGCAGATAGGCGTTCCCTGCGGTCTGGAGATAGGCATAGACCGCCTCGAGCATCTCGGCGCCCGATTGCCGTCCATTGGGCTTGCGCAACAGCGCCAGCAATGGGTGCTCACTCACCGTCTGCCCGTCGACCCTGACCGTCAGCGGCACCCGATTGGCTGCCTCGGCGATCAGCCTTACGCAGCGATAGACCACCGGATTGCGCATGAACCCCTGGTTGACCAGGCTCGCATAGCTCCGCCCGCTCCACTGCGCGGGCCCCAACTGGCTGAGGGTCAGCATGGTATGGCCACCAAAATTCTTGGTTTCGCTAGGCGTGTTCGACCGGCCGCCGAACAGGCGGTTGAGCAGGTTTGGCATGTTCGTTGTCCTCACAGACCGCGGATGCGCGGCCTTTGTTCGTTCAGCACCAGTTCCGTCAGCGCCCAGACCAGCGCATCCACCCGGTCCGGGGAATGACCATCGGCCTTGCCGTCCGGCCCGAAGGCGCACAGTTCATCCTCCAGCGCCGTCAGCCCTGGCACATGGCGCACCAGCCCCCGTGCATAAAGTGCAGCCGCCGGTTCCGCCCGCACCCATTTGCCCCTGGATGCCCGCACGGCGCGTAGCGGCACGGTCGCATCAACCTGTGCCAGCACCTGGCGCACCAGGTCCCCGCCCTGGTTGACCTCCACCACGATGCAATCGGCCTCATGCGCCCGATAAGCCGCAATAGCCCGTGCCGCCCAGGCATTGGGCCGCACGCCCTGAAGCGTGGCGTCTTCCAGCACCACCGCGCCTTCGCCCTGTCGCCCCGCCACGACAATGCCGCAGGCGTCCGAGCGCGCTGTTCCGGTCACCGGCGGATCGACCGCCACCACGATCCGGCCCAGCTCTCCGCCCGCAAAGGGCTGGAACATGCTCCGCTGCCAGAGCGCATCGGGCCGGTCCTCGATCAGTTCGCCATCCAGCTCCTGCCGGCCAAGCACCGTGCCGCGATAGCGCTCGACCACCGCCGATAGAAAAGCATCGGCCAGATGCGTGTTCACCTTGGACGCCGCCCGGGTGAGCGTCGTACGTTCATCCGCCATTAGCCGCTTCATCAGTTTGGTCGCACGCGGTGTCGTCGTTACCAGTTGCCGCGGCCGCGCCCCCAGCCGGAGCCCGAATTGCAGCATGTCGAAGGCGGCTTCCGCCTTTTTCCACTTGCCTGTTTCATCACACCAGGCCGCCGCGAATTGCGGTCCACGGAACCGTTCGGGTTCGGCGGCGGGAAGCAGATGTGCTTCGACCCCGTTAGGCCAGCAAAGCACACTGCCAGTCAGCCTTGGTTCCATCCAGGGCGGCGATATGCGCAGGATCCCACTTTCGCCCCTGACCATCACCATCTCGGCTTCAGTCATGGTCTCACCAACCAGAGCAATCGGGCCAATGCCCTGGTCGGCCAACATCCTCACCCATTCAGCTCCGGCCCTCGTCTTGCCGGCGCCGCGCCCCCCCAGCAGCAGCCAGGTCGTCCAGTCGCCATCGGGGGGCAGTTGATGCGACATGGCCCAGATTGGCCAGTTGAATGCAATGTCCAGCAGCTCGCTTTCCGGGATGTTTCGGGCCAGACGCTTAAGAGCAGCGCGTAAGGTGGGCAT